ACCAAAACCATTTGTGTTGTTCTGTGTTGCTTTACCCCAATCTATTGTGTTTGCCATATCTTTTTATTATAGTACCCAACCTCCAAAATTAGCAACATCATCAGGATACATATCCTCATTACTATTACTATAATATTCTGGAAATAAGTTATTATTGTTTTGCATATAATCTATAAATCTATTAGTGTAGAACTGTGCGGTTGTTCTAGCTTTTTCTACTAGGTAATCTACGTGATCTCTACTAATAGCTGTGCTGTTTTCAGGATTCTTTTGATAAATACCACCATTTGCAATGTTTACAGAACCAAAAGGTAAATACTCTACTAATGACCAATGCAATAACATTGGTTTGATGTAATCTGTTACTAGTGATAAATAGTTACCTGCTAATGTACCACCTACTATATCACTTTTAATTTTGTTGTATAAATCAGTACCTAAATAATTTTGTATATGAATATCCTGTGCAATATTTATAAAAGGTAATAGTTTATCATTATCTATATTACCATTAGCAGCAGTAAATACTGATATATCCTGTCTTGTTACAAATAGTGCTTTACTCATTTTATACTTTTAACTTATTTTCTGGCCAATTATATTATCTAAATCTTTTTCAGCTTGTATTACATCATCCATAAGTTTTAATAATTCATTTAATCCATCTATACTTTGTGGATTAACTCCAAGCTCTTTTGCCATTTTTTCAGCATTATTAATTACATCTACTTGGTCATTGTAAAAATCTGAATCTCTTATTACACTTCTTGTTCTATCAAGTGCATTTTCAAATGTATCTTGTGCTTTTCTTAAAAATTTTTCTGCTGATGCAAGTTTTTTTAAGTGGCTTTTTCCTGCATTGATACCTTTTTTAATATCACCTGCTACAGTTAATTCTATTCTTTCACTAGCTAATTCTACTTTATCAGCTAACTTGTTGTATATTCTTTTTCTTGTTTCCATTTTTATTGCCTTAAATCATTAATAAATTGTCTTGAAAGTTTTGCAAGTTCTTCAGATTTTAAACTGATAAAACTTAAATTTTGTGGATCTTCTACACCTATATCAGCAAGTTTTTTTCTTATTAAACTAGCTTCATTTGATATTTTTTTAAAATCTTGTTCTAATTCAACAAAATCACTAGCTAATCCTCTTACTTTACTAATACTTTTGTCTAGTTTTGATGTGTCTGAATCTAATTTTTTCTTTAAATCATCAATTGCACCAAGTTCTATCTTTTCACTTTTTAGTTCTACTTTATCAAATAGTTTACTAAATACTGTTTTTCTTGTTTCCATTTCTTATTTATTATAATCAGGATGGTGGCCATTGTTAGGCATATTCACAGGTGCTTTTTCAGCTTGTTTTGTGCCTGATGGCCTTCTCCTATATGTTTTTGGTATTTCTTTTACTATGTTATAATCTGCAAGTTTCTTACTGCCTTTCTTACCATCTAATGCTGCACTAGTTTTCATTTTATATAAAACCTGTTGCCATTTGTGCCTGCAATACACTCCACCTTTGTATTTAAATAAATCATACTTCTGGCCTTTGTGCATTGGTAATTCAGCAGCTTTAAAATTCAAATCTCTACTTGCTTTATCAATATCTTCTATTCTATATACTACACCTCTTTTACTTCTAGACATCATAGCACTACAAAACTTTCTACTAGAACCACCTTTTCTACTTCCTTTTGCATATTTGTACCTTATCTTGTAGTAGCTTTTATCTAGTATACTAAATCCATTAGGATTGTTTTTTACTGGTGTATCACTTCTAACTGCTTCTGCTAGTTGTATCATATCATTAGCCCAATCTTCTTCACTTTCATTTTCTTCATCTACATCTCTAATATCTACCATTTCCCATTCATCACTATCAATTACTTCACCTTCTAAACCTTCTAATATTTCTTCAAATATATCTTCAGGTAAATCTTTGCTTTGTGCTAATTGTAATTCAAAATCAAAATCACTATCATCTTGTTTGATACCAGTTTCTTCTTCAATAGCTTCTGCATCTTGTAAACTCTTATCTACTTCTATAAATTCTAGTGGTTGTAGTGTTTTAAAGTATAGATTTAATGTTATATCATTAACCGCTAGTATTTCATCTAGTGCATCTATAATTAAATCTTGATAAGGTTTAATAACAATGTTATCAAATAATAATGTAGCAGTTTCTATCTCCTCGCTATTGTTACCCAATCCATTGTTTCCATCTCTTAAGCCAAGCAATAATGGTGATGTTACACGATGTGTTAAAAGTATTTTTCTTTGGCATTCTTCACTTAAATAACTATAGTGTTCAGGTGCATCTGGTAGTGGTATATCTTCAATAGTTGTTTTCTGTTCTGCATTATTATTAAATGCTACTATAACCTTTTCACCATAAGAACCTGTAAGTTTACCCATTACCTGTTCTTTAATTTCTAACTGCTTTGTTCTATCAGGTATGCCTCCATTAAAATTAATTACCTTTGTTCCTGAAAATGAACATTGTGCATCATTGATCAAGAAATCTGCAATTTCTTTTTCTAGTACTGCATATGATATTTGATAATCTGCTGGTGAATAGTAATAATAACCACTCACAAATCTTTTTATAATATATATTTCATTTTTAGCACCACTACCAAAAACAGGAAATTTAGTAAGTTTAGTATTTCTTGTTACTTTAGTCCAATCAGGTGCATAGTAATAATTCATAATATCACCATTAGCATCCATCTTTTCAGCTCTTAAAGTTTCTCTAGGAAAGTGTGTTAATGAACCTACTTTATTACCTTTATATGATACCTGAATAGCAGCTTCACCTAATAACTTTAAATCATTACAAACCTTTCTCATACAGCTAGGTGTTAATAGCTGCTTCATTTGTGCATATTGTTCAGGTTTTTTATTACTATCTGTAGCATCTAAACCTTTACCATAAATCATATTTACTATACCATTTATAGTAGCTTGATTTGTTGTGCTTTCCATATACGCATCAATCAAACATTGATAGTAATCATTGTTATCACCTATACCTACCCAATCTCTGTTGCGTTCCTCTGTGATAGCAGGCCGTTCATATTGATTTAATTGTATTAAATGTAAATTATCCATAGGTTACAAATTCATTATCTCCTGTACTTTGTTCTATATAAACACCATTACTAATTTCATAATCTGATAGTGTTTGATCTGTACAGTACATTTTATCTTTAAATATAACAATTCCATCTGTAGTGTTTGTTATGGTAATTGTATAATAGTTGTTTTCCTTTAGTGTTTGTGTAGTGCTATATTGATAATAGTAATCCAATTCTGTAAATGTTGCTGCTGTATCTTCTAATATCACCTTGTTTTGTCCTTCAGATTTTATCACTAACTTATAAACTTTTGCACCACTTATTGTTTCACGTGGTATAAAGTTAATGTTTCTTGTGCCTGTTTCAGTTAGTATCTGCATAATTTTTAAAAAAAGAAGGTGGCCTTAAAAAAAAACCACCCTCTACAATCAACTATATATTATGAATCACACTCTGTGATGAAGTGCCTATATTAGCTATTAGTTCCTACTGTTACTGTTACAGTTGCACTACTCATTCCAGCATATGGATCAGCAGCAGTACCACCAGAAATAAAGTTAGCAGGTTTAGCTTCTTGTGCTGTAAAGGTTAATGTGTAACCACTTAAATCACCAAATGCAGAACCACTAGCAATAGTACCACCAGTTACTTCACATCCGTGAACCAAACCAAATTGCATAAAATTACCATTTCTATCTTCTACACAAATATGTGGCCTTCCATAAGCTAATAATTTTAATTCAGCATTATCTTCTTTAGATAGTTTAGGAAATTGTAAACTAATACTTTGTTCAAAAAATGTAGTACCATTTTCTCTTGAACTTGTAATTGTTTGTTCAAAAGAATTAGCACCGTGTAAATCATATTGAAATGCAGTAAAAGTACCTGATAAATCAGTTATTTCATCAGCAGTTTCTGTAACTGTTCCTAGATCACCAAAATCTACAAACCAAGCTCTAACTAAACCACCAATTACATCTTTACAAGGAACTTTTCTACCTCTTGTTAAATCGCAAGCCATAATCTTTAAATTTAAATTAAGGAGGCATTTCAGCCCCCTTGTTATTAATTAGTTAATTAGGCGTGGTATAATACTATATCAGAACCTATTCCATATTGTACACCTGATGTATATCTCATAATACATCTTACATTTTGTGAACCATCAAGATCACTCATATCAAGAAGTTTAACTTCGTTGTGATCAGAAAGTAATCCTGTACCAAAGTAAAGGTTTGATTTCTGTGCAGCCATTGCAGTATCATCATTCATACCTTGTGCAACAAATAATTTAACACCATCAAATGTTAATGCTCCATTATTCCACCATTGTGTACCTTGATTGTTAACACCATTAGCACCTAATCCAGATGAACCAAATCCACCTAATGCTCTTACATAAGCTCTTGCAATGTTTTGTGATACGTAAATGTACATATCTTCTTTTCCGTAAAGTGCAGAAGGAATAGCATCAACAATGCTTCCTAATTTATCAATTACATTGGATGCATCTACAGCAGCGTGTGAAGCAACATCAATTACATCAGCATCAGCTAGTGCTAAAGTAACCAAGCCGTCCATCTCTCCAGCGTTAGAATTAACGCCTTCCCATATATTAGATTCAGTTTTTTCTGCTACCAAACCAGCAACGTGGCCAATGATAAAATCAGAAAATTTAGGTGGCATATTATCATATGCTGAATATCCCATTTGTACAGCTTCCCAATCAGATTGAAAATCTTGCTTACAAAACTGTAAATTTACTTGAAATTCTTCAGGTTGTAATATTCTTTCAGTTAATGTAACAGTACCTGTAGCTGTAAAATCACAAGTTGCATCTTTGATGATATTAGCATCTGTAGCAACTTTCTTAATTACACTTTTATACTTTACATTTGGTTTTACTTCAATTCCACCATTCTCAATAGTAGAACCAGAAAGTAATGCAGCAGCAATATACTTACCAGCAAATTCTCCTGCATATGTACTTGTTATACTTGTAGTAGTAGCCATTTTTTATTGTTTAGTTATTATTAAATATTTTGTTATAAACTCTATCTTTTGTTGTTTCTGTTCTTTTACCAGCTATTGTAAAATGAACATTTTTTGTTTCTGCTTCAGGATTGTGTTTAATTGGTTTAGCAACCTCTGCAGATAATTCTTCTTTTGTTTCAACAACTTCTTCTTTGGACATTTCTTCTTCTTTGTCCTTGTAACCTAATTTTTCAATCATTGCT